TTCCAAGTAGCAGTATCACAGAAGAATACATTAGCTTGAGATGGGTTGTACCGAGGGTCCAACCATGCAGATAGATCATCTAAGAAACTATCAGCAGTGTAAGAAGTTGTACTAAAGCCACTAAAAATGTTACCATTATTTAGAACCCAGTCAACTGCACCCTGTGTATATTTAACGTCACCACTAGAACCTTGTGAACCAAACAAGAGAGATTGCTCTATGTCCCATTTATGTTCAATAAGTTTCTCTTTCCATACACGAGCCCATTCACTGGAGTCATACTTCAATGAAGTTGCACGTGCGGTATTTGTCATTGCCATGGATGTCTTCCATATTTGGGTTTGTCCATAGTCATTTGAGTAAGGTTGGTCTTTCCAAGTTTCTGGATAGCCTGAACCTTCTTCAAATCCACTACCAATCACGTAAGAGCGCTTAGCTTCAAGAGCTTCAGAGCTGCTTGCATAAACACTATCTGCTGCCATATCACCAGCAACAGTTGTCATCAGAGTTTTAGAGGAAGTTCTTACAAACTTACCACTAAGAATTGCTGCATCTGCATCTGCGTGAGTAGATGTAGCACCATCTGATTCTTGAAGTGTTACGCCTTCCACCTTGAACAAACAGTAATCTGTTTGCGCTGTTCCAGCGGTTGTATCACAAAGATTAACCTTTATAACTTGACCGGGAAGGTAGAATTGAGGTTGGGTTCCATCGTCACCTACTTTAATCTCATTAGTAGACTGACCATATACATTCTGAATATTACCAGAATTTTTATAGTCTGTAGCCATTTTAAGATAGTAAGTGCCGGTAGCGTCTGCATCAATTGAGCCATCAGCAGTCCAACTAGCACCATCGGTACTAACTGCTATTGCATATGCATAACGTTTATGCCAACTTCCACGTTTGGTAGCGAACTTAAAGCTCGGATCATCTGTAGACTGTTTTGAAGCCTTAGACAGAAGCCGAAAGAATGGATCTTGCGCAATAGCAAGTTCTGATACACGATCACCGAAGTTATATTTTCTCCGAAGATCACCAGTCGCTAAACTGGAACCATCAAAACCACTATCCGCAACACCCAGATTGGATAGATTAAAATAATCAGCCATTTGGATTATCCTTTCATGTTATATCTGTCGGCAGGATAATCGTTGTGATTAACCGCCAAACAGATCCTCTAAGTCACCATCAGAGCCTTTAAGTGCATCAAAAACTTCATCTTCATATTTTTGCTCCACTTTGGCACTATTAACGCCAGCGGAACTTGCAGGTATTTCACGAACATTCTTCATTTGGCTAAGCATGTCTTTCTTGGCATTAGCAGCAATTTTAGTATTTGCCTGATCACGATTGATAAGATAATGAATATCATTAAGGGTCATTTTATGACTCTTAGCTTTATCCATCATTACTTTAAAATCATCATCAGACATTTTATTTTGCTCTTTAAACTTCTGTGCCTCAACATCCATAGTCTCTTTACGGGCATTCTTAGCTGTACGTCGTTTCTCAATGTCTTGTGCCTTGGCAATTTTGGTATTAACCTCCTTGTCAAGATACTTACGAAAAACTTTAGCAGAATCAGATCCAGATTCAGTCATAGCTTCGTGAGGATCAAAAACAAAGTCCTCGCCTAAGTGTAACTCTTCCTGAATAGTCTTCTGTTGTACATTACCCTGAAGATAATCGCGAACATGATCTACAAGACCACGGTCGTTTTTCATTGCGTCCAATATCGGCTTATAAGATTCGTTATCTTTAAGCTCAGTATTTAACCTTTGAGCTTCTCTACTTGAATCTTTATACCGTTTTTCCCAGTCAACTTCGTCTTTGGTGCCCTCTTCTGATTGTTCAGGGGTTGCCTTTGCAGGGCCCTGAGTCTCTTGAGGGGTTACCGGATTATCTGTTTTCTCGGGTTCAGTGATTGCACTATTGACTTCAGCCTCCAGCGCATCAAAGAAATTCTCAGCAGAGCCAAAATCATCCGTTGCCGAATCCAATGGGTTACTACCTTGTATCTCTTCTTTCATTTATATATCTCTCCTTATCATTTTATAATAAACTGCATAATTTAACCCTTTTCTTTAGACGATTGCAAGTTATTTTTTATTCTTTTTGCCTCTATGCCTAAATCTTTACCTATAAGCGCAGCTTCCTTCCTTATCGTATCACGATAAAATCTTTGCTCCGCAAGGGTTTGATTCTCAGCCTTGGCAATAGACGTCTTAGTTTCTTCCTTACGCTTGCCAACCTCTATAGCACCCTGCATAACTTTTTGCTTGATACCTGATTGAACAAGTTGTCTTTCAAGGGTTTCAATAGTTCCTTCTTTATCTTTCAATGTTTGCTCCATACCTTGTAATCTCCCTGACATCTGAGCCATTTGACTCTTACGTTGTGATATACGTGCTTTATTTCTAATATCTGTCTCTGCCAATACTGCCATATCATCTACTACGCCTAATTTCATTAACTCTTTTAATTCAGCTAAATATGCCCATCTATTGACAGGTAATGTAGAACCAGCAACAATTCTTACATCAAATTTAGCAGCAGCATAATCATGGAATTTACCAATAACCTCACCATATTCATTATACATTGGGATATTAATCTCTACCTCTTTTTCCTCAGGAACATCATTGGGTTGTACAATACGAATAACTTTATGAGCAGTATATACGGCCTGTGAATATTGCTTAACTATTAAACCAATCTGTCTAAGCGCAGGTTCAATAGCATGTTTTAACCAGCCTTTTATCCTTCTTGTTCCATATTCATCCATAGCAAGCATACCACGAAATGTTTCATGCTGTGCCCCTGTATCTCCCTGCATACCAGCATAAATGCCAGCTAAATATTCCATATCCTGCTTTCCTTCCTGTACTATCTGGAAAAATGCATTAGATAACGGCATAGGCATTACGGGAGTTGGTGGATTAGCACCTGGCCTGATAGGTAGTAATGCACCAGGAGAGCTTGAATATTTTTCCCAATAATCCATATCTATAGAACCCTCCTCGTGCATCCACCGTAGCGAACTTCCTAAGGAAGCATTATGTACCATAATTTGGTGAGACTTATTAAGTTCACGCTGTTTACCTATAAGTGGTGCTACTGCGCTAACTGGATAAGGGGTACCTGTCCATTTAAAATGAAGTGGTACTATCGGATATTCTGTAATAGTCTCTGGAAGGAATTGTTCACTTAATAAAGTATCTCCAACAATTTTTGTATGTCTTATCCTTGATTCATAAAACTGTATCTGATCAACAAGCATTTCTGCAAATTCAGGAACCTCAATCATCTCCTTAAATTCCTTCTCACTAACAATCCTATTCTCCACCTGAGAAGCCTCTGCTTGAAGTTCGCTCATATATTCTTGTTCTGCTGACTTTAATTGATCCTCCACCATCTTCGCAGACTTCTGCATTTCCAGGTCATATCTCTCCTGAAGCATCTCTCCCGCAGCTACTGCAGCCTGCATTGTACGATCCTGCTCTAATAACTGGACCTCCATTTCCGACTTCAATTCTTTAATACGTACTGTCACGCGTTGAGATATCTGCTTTAAAACTTCCTTATCAGGTGGAACTTGATAAAAAACATTAACATATGAAACTTTAATTTTTTCATACATTTCAAAAAATTCTAATAAAGTATCATTCTCTCCAGTCTCAGGATCCACAGATTCACTTTCGGTGATATCCTTGTAATGAAAATCCTTGCGAGCACTATCAATAGCCTTTTCCGTATATATATAATCAGCACTCTCATCAGAAGAAGCTTTAGCTATCTTTTTTGCATAATCAGGGAATAATATCTGCAGATGATTTCGTGGCAATACCTTACGTATCAAAATAAAAGCAGCATCTCTAAATAAAATATCTCTTGATTTTGGATCTACATATATATCAAATGGCTCTGGCTGCCTAATTACAACATCACCCATACCATGATCACTATCTACATCTACATCTATTTGTAGATAACCAAGACTTTTAGTAATAGCATCATTTGTAGCATTGGCTATAAGAGTAGCCCCATCTGAATTATTCCATATATAATCTGCTACATCAGAGAATAATGCTGCTACATCAACATCTGAACCATCAACGCCAACAGCCTGCCAACGAGGTTCATTAGCAGTAGCATAGAAATTAAGCATTTCAACTACCGGAAGTATACGATTAATTGTAAAAGTAGGCATTCCCTGATCTTCCAATGCAGATCTTTCTGACTCTGTAAGTTGATTATCATTAGAGAAATCAAAACCTTTTTGGTTAATATATTCCCATTGGACTCTATTAGCTGAATTAGCCCTCTGGAATATTTGTCTAACAAGTTCTACTCTTTTTTTATTATTTGCCATTTTTTCCCCGTTTTATTTTAACGCATTTACCATTAACTGTTTTATATCCTTTACCGCATTTATTATACTTCCTACGCGTATCACCAGTCTTTAAAGGACTCTTATCTTCTACTCCTAAATCATCTGTTCCAAAGTAATCTGCCATTATCTTAGTCCATTCCCGCCTCTACGACGACGCTTATCCTGCTTCCCCCTCCTCCTAGCTTCAATTCTTGGTTTCTCCACAACCATCTTTGGTTCTTCAATAGAAAGCATAGATGTTAATATTAATTCTGCTATCATTTATGTACCTTTGTTAAGAATTCTTTTGGCAACCCCTGAGAAAACAATCCAGTCTCCTTACCCATCTTTACTCCCTCGGAAGTTACATCCTGTATTCTGCCTGTTGTAGTAAAATGCTTTTTCATGAATGAAATTGGTACCTCAAATTCTAATAAAACCCCACCTTCCGTCTGAGCTATCATTTCTGCATAATCCCTCTGTTGTGTTACCCATAAAGACTTCTCCCCTCCCGTAAGCGTATGATGTCCACCACCTACAAATTTACCTTCCTGAACCATAGATCCAGGATGCCACTGATCAACACCCCTATATAATGTTACCATTTCTTCTCCAGATTCCTTTGCTATTTTTAATGCTCTCTTAGCAGAAACTGCTTGCCCAATAAAGGGAATGATTGCAGCCATAGATAATCCCGCCTGACCAAACTCTCCTTCTGCAGCATATAATATTGCATCTGCTATATCAGCTATATTGCCAAGACCTGGAGTAACGCCAGCAGCCATAAGCATATTATGCACATCTTCGCTTGTTACCTCTGCTTTATCACCCGTAAGATTTACAGCAGTCTTATCAGATGCAGCATAATTCATATTATCAAATGCTCTTTCATTTACACCAGGAATCATCTATGCTACCACCCAATTCTTTGCTCTTGGTACATGCTTATGGTAACTACCATCCTTATTTTCAATAATTCCTTTAGGAGGATGAGCATACTTACAAGCATATGCTAATGCATCAATAGTATCATCATGCCCCATTCTAGGACCAAAAGTTATAACTTCTTGCTGAAGATCGTACATATCTTTCTTGAGGTGTACCGAACCGATTGAAAACCTTTGAGCAAGTATTTCCTGAATCCTGTCTCGCTTTGACATTCTTGTTCCTGGCTTTTCAGCTGTATATTTAACAGAGAAATCATTTTTGCGTCGCATTTCCGCAACCAGCGCTTGAAAAATTGGCCTTGACATAGTCGTCTCTTCAATAGTAAACAAATTTGGATGGTAGATGCCGTTATACTTAAAAATGTAATCCACAATTCCCTTACGATCTTCACCCGGTATCCCGAGAACAGGTAGCGAACGTTTGCGTATATACTCAAGAATATAAATATTATTATCAGGGCAAACGCCCACAAAAAGTATGACACTGAAATCGCTATCCCTACGAGTGGAATCAGTAGCAGGGTCCACACCTGCAAAGACATGAATCGGCTTAACATCTCCCTCGGCTGTATGGATATAGCTGATCCCAGTTTCTTCATCATGTACATAATCCCCGCTCCAATATTTAATATGATTTCTCGTAAAGATCGCATCATCTTCACTTTGCACCTCCATCATATATTCCTGATAGAACTTCTGTGGTTGTCCAGAGTCTACATAAAATTTCTTCTTTCTCTCCATCTCCACCTCTCCAAACCAATCTGGCCATAGTGGAGTTCCGTCTAACTGCAATGCTTTGTAAGTAATTACCTTCCAGCTGAAATCACGTCCTTCAGCGTCTGCTTTATTTTTACCAGCAAGAATGTTGGCAATAAAACTATCAAAATGCACAGGCGTACCATTAATACGAAGACGGCCCGACTGTGGCTCCAAAGCAGGGAATACAACAGCCGTAACAAGATTACTGATTTTAGAGCGAGACTCTGGCGTAATGGTATTATTTTCATCTTCAAAATCATCCAGGACGATAAGATCATACCGTTTGTGGAGTTTAGCACCGCCACGTATTCCCGAAAGATTTGACTTAGAGATAAGTTTACATCCATTTTTTAATTCTATATCGTCTTCTGTCCATTTCTTCCCTTTTAAACTACCGAAATAATACAAGAATTTATCATTGTATTCCAAATGATATTTTACATAATCCAAATTAGGAACTGATATCTTAGAAGATGCAGCTACCCAACCATAAAACAAAGGACCAGTAGCAAAGCAAAAATCATGCAATATACTACATTTAGTAAGAACAGTCTTACCATGACCTCTAGGGAGAATAACAGCAAGCTGTCTAACACTAAGATCATTAACTGCATCAGCCACTTCATAATGAAAAAAAGGGGTCTCTGACCTCATAAAATCATCTGGAAGGAAAAGCTTACCAAATGCTATAGGATCATTCTTAGCAAGCAGCAAAGCTTCCTCAGCCTTACTTACATCCTGTGTATTTATATTAGCCAAATGGGTTTTCTTCTACGCCTTCAGCCATTTATTCCGACGAAGATGGTCCTGGTCCTCCATCTCCAAGGCCTAAAGGTGTTTCCATGGCTACAGGCGATTCAAAGCCTTCTTTATTACCAGCGCCACCATCACCTTCAGTCATATTCATTCCTTTATAAAGACTATTGACAGCCCATCTTTTCATCTCAGGAGATAATCCCTTCATTATATTCTGGAAAGTGCCTTGTGTCTTAGGACCTAAAATACCGTCCTCTTTCACCATAGTTCCACCAGTAGCTTTTGCATAAGCATTTATGCCTTTCTGCATAAACTTTGTTCCAGGATCATAAGCTTCAGAACCAACTATTGGCTCCTCCTCTTTTGCTGAAAAATCCATTAACTGATCCACCCCAGCCTGACTTGCCTTATCATCATATGCCATATTTACTCCCTACCATATACCTATTGGGCATCTGGCTTTCTTTAGTTTAACCTTCAGTTTCATAAAACAACCACACTTACGACAGCGGTTTGTTTTCTTAGTTAGAAATGCACAATCCTGACATTTCTTCCAGCGCATTTCTGCAGTCTTCTTCTCATTAAATCCACCAGCTAAGGCAGACAACCCCTTTAAATCCATTAACTTCCTTCTTTATATTTCACATCCTGATATTGATAATACATGCTACCAGTTTCTTC